ACTTGTTGCCGACCCGACCATCAGGGATTTGTATTTCACTCCTGACGCTCTGTATTTTGCGCCGACCTTAGGAACATTAATTTCAGGAACCTATCACTCGGCATATATCGTTGACATGCCTGAAGATGGGCATTTCATCGTTAAGTTCGGAGATGAGAAACATGTATTTCTTACGAATGAAACTTTGCGGGTCGGGAGCAACGCCATTGGCACAACAATTTCCTGCGAACCTTATGAGCCGTGGCGACAGAGTAACTACGGGTGGTCAGGATATAGTAATTTAGTGTGGCGAAGCGGCTATCCTGGACCTTCAGGATGGACAGGATACTCGGAAGTGTGGGATTCGTATTCGGGTTATTCCGAAATAATAACCTCTTCTTAATGAGTAAAAAATTATGAAGAGCAATAATAAGAAAAAACATAAATAGTAGTGATGGTATTTATATATGGAGGGTTATAATGGACGCGGAAGCAAAAGTTACAATCGTGAATAAGAGTTCTACTGTGGCAACTGTTACCTACACCAATTGGACTGACAATACTTCGAAGTCGTTGGTTCTTCCTGCGGGTAGCAAATTCATCACCTATAATTGGTGGGAATTGGATGATACAGGAGTGGAGAAGGTCGCTGCGGATGAGAATGTATTGAATCTCCCTGTTTACGATGCTCATGATGCAGGAGATGTTTACACAGGAACTCTAGTCAAAGTCCTGCTTACGGACTTTGCATATGACAAAGATAAAATGTCGGTTAAATTGACCGCTGGTCAATATACTGAATAAGGAGAACCACAATGGCAGAATATATCAAGCCTAATATTTACATCAACGAGTTCGACAAGTCCTCGTACATTACCGAAGGCGCAACAACGGTTACGGGTATTGTCGGAACTTCAAGCAAGGGGCCAGCAAACGAAATCATTTTAGTAACCTCATATGCAAATTATACCGACATGTTTGGAAAGGACAGCGGATATCTTGACTTCTTCGCTCGCTTCTTCTTCAAATACGGCGGCAATAAATTGCTTGTTGTTCGGGCAACCGACCAATATAACTTTGCAGGCATCTGCAACGGCCTTGACTCTATCTACGAAATCGTAGGTGAATTGAGTGCCAACGAAAGCGATATCCCCATCACCCATGTTTCAGGACCGACCATCGATGCGTATGACGGCACTTGGCCTCATTCAGGTCTCGCCGCACTTACCTACAATGGGGAGACTGAATATGTCATCTATCGTGAAATCATCGGTACGGACGCTTTGGATACTGTTGTCCTCCATGACTGTATCAGAGGCGTAAACGCCACCAACGAAACTGTTATCGCAACTTGGGGTATTACGGTTACGGCAAACCCCACAACTGACTTCTTCGAAACGACAAATCCGCACGGATTGAGAAACGGGCAAAATATCCAATTCACCGATACAGAATGCGGCGTTACTGCGGATACAAATTATTGGGTCATCAACAAGACCTCCAAGACTTTTCAAGTTACTGCCATCAACGGCGTTTCAACCCCTGTACCTTTGACAGGAACATCTTTGAGCAACACCGTTAATAGAATTCCTATCCCAACAAAATACATCAGTCCCGTTTGCCCTGTTGTGTGTGGTGAAGTAACCTCAGGACAAGGCACAACTACTGTGGCTTTTGAGGAATTAAATTACGGTCAACTTATCGTGGGCAAGCAAGTAATGTTTAACGACCCGACAGACCCATCAGAATCTTATTCACTATACACCATTTCCTCAATCGACACGGCATTTAATGAAACAACAAGAACACAGACAGTTGTGTTCTCTGCGGCTGTTCCTGCGGCTGTGGATGGTACTTGGGCCTGCATGGTTCTTGACCCGTTCTACGGCGAATTCGGAACTTACACTCTGCCGATGTACATGAATTATGACGCATGGTCATTGCCAAAGTATGACTCCACGGGAACATATGTGGAGAAGGGTGCGGGAATTTCCGACCCGACAGAAAGGGCAATTTTCATGCAGATTTATGCCCGTTCCTGCGGCAAGTGGGCCAATACGGATGTAAGAATCAGCGTATACAACAACGATGCATGGAATTCTTCTACAGAAACTCCATACTTCAAAAACAAGATTGAATTTGTCCCAAGCACCGATGACGAGTTTTTGATTGTCGTGGAAAGTTATGCAACGGGGGCTATTGAGGAATCATGGCTCTGTTCGTTAATCCCAGGTAAGACGGATTATTGGGGAAAGACGATGTTCGTGACCGACCTTGTAAACGACAATTCAGAATGGATTCGTGTGTTCGTAAATCCCGACTATATTGCGGAGATTGATGGAACCTTTAACAAGTTGAAGGAAGACGGAACTATTGACTCTATTACTTATCTTCCGCACAAGATTGAAAGATACTACCTTGGGGGAGGCACGGATGGTTCCGCAAGCGTGGCAACATTGGGCGCAGGCGGCATTCCTCAGGTTCGTGAGTACAAAATCATGGACTGCTACAACCTCTTCTCCAACAAGAACGAAGTTGACATTGACATCATTTCGGCAGGCGGCAACCAATCCCTAGCGGTTCAGGTGAACATTAAGTCTATTTGCGATACAAGAATGGACTGCGTGGGCATTCTGAATATTCCTTGGGGTCTTTCAATTGCCGATGCTGTGCGTTATAAGAACTTAGTTGGTTCATCTACATATTCAGCAATCTATTGCAACGGCTCCAAGGTGCTTGACTCCTTCACGGGGTCAATCGTATCTCTGCCGCCTGCAATTCAGGTAACTCCTTTGATTGTCAAGACCGACCTCATTCGTGAGCCTTGGTACGCAGTCGCAGGATATAACCGTGGCATGCTGAACGAAGTTATTGAGTTGGAGCAGAACATCACAGACGGAGATTTTGAGACTCTGTATGCCGCAGGAATCAACCCCATCATCAACGATGGCGCGGGTCCTGTAATTTACGGCATCAAGACAATGTACGTGGGTTCTTCGGCGTTCAACAAACTCACCGTTCGCAGGCTGATGCTGAAGATGGAGAAGGATATCAAGAACAGCATGAAGGCCTTCTTGTTCGAGCCTAACACTTTCGACACAAGATTGCGTATCGTGCGTACTTGCGAACCTTATCTTGAATCGATTAAGGCAAGGGACGGCATTGAGGACTTCCGTGTAATTTGCGATGATACGAACAATACGAACCAGACTATTGCTTCGGGTCAAATCATTTGCGACATCTACATCAAGCCTGTGTTTGCGGCTGAGTATATCATCTTCAACTTCACGGTAACAAAGGACGAGATTTCGTCTATAATTAGCAACACATAAGGAGAGTAAATATGGCTGATACAACTGTTATTTCACCAACAGCGTTTTTTGAGAGGACAATCGGCAAGTTAGGCCCAAGTACAGACTATCATCGTCAGTATTTGTTTCAGGTATGGTTGTATCCCATTCCGGGGGTAAGTGATTCCTCTATTATCACCTACTTCATGGGAAGCACACAATCTCCTGTCGAGACCACGGGTGTTATCAATGTTCCGTGGATGAACTCCGAAGTTAAGATTGGTGGGCAAACCAAGTATTCGGAGTGGTCGGTAACGGTCAGAGACGATACGACTTCGATGGCATATAACTACTTCAAGATGTGGAGACGGTTGGTCTATCAAACGAAGGACGGAGCGGGAGAACTAAGCGGCGGTCAATCGCATATTCCTAATCAATATAAATATCCTATCGACCTTTATCTACTCGACAATCGGGGAAACCATGACAGGGGATATAAGATTGTCAACGCATGGCCTGGGTCAATCGGTCAGATGACATTAGACTATGCAACGGAAGGCATCATCACCTTCCCTGTAACGATTAACTTTGACGAGTTCGAGCCGACAGTCTAAGGGATACAAATTTTCTGAAGCGGTTGATTACGGAGACCAAGAAGACTAAATGGCTGAAACGAAATTAATCACAGTTAATCAATTCGCAAGCATTATCAACGGCATAGAATATCAGAAGACTTATCTTTTTAAGATTCATTTGCCGCTAATACAAGCCCCTATGATGGGAATCATTTCTCCTGGGGAGCAATTTAATCTTTGTACTGCTTCAACGGCCTTTCCTATTGCACAGGCGGCTACACAAAATATAGCCTATTATAACAGCGAAATTAAAATTCAAAATAAAACCACATACAGCGATTGGAGTGCAACATTCAGGCTTAACTTGGCAGGAGAGGGAGTTGCCAAGGGAAATTTTGTAGATATGAGTAAACTTCAGGCTCTTATTCAACAACAAACATCCTTTTGGAATAAATTGCCTGGAATTACTGATTGGAATATAAGCACTCCTACAGCGGCGCTTCTTCAAGGGAATAATTTTTTAAAGGGAGAAAAAACCATCAGCACTTTTCGTTATTTTTATGAATGGATGATGATTGCATATAATTCCTCTTCTAGGGTTTCCGATTTACCAAGATATTATAAAAAAGAAATATCCTTAATACTTTTGAATGAACTTGGTGAAGAGCAAAAAGATGTGAGTTTTACTCTAGAGGGGGCATTTCCTGTTAGGATTAGCGGAGGCAATTTGGATTATGCCAATGATTCCATCTTGACCTATAATGTCGATTTTGCTTTCGACAGATTTTATGTCGGCCTTACAGCACCAATCGAAATATGAACTATTTCAACGATAATAAAGACTTTGGCATAAGCACTTTTAACAAGGCTATTATCAAGGACTTTTTTCGCACTTACCTTTTCAAGGTAGTGATGGGGGATGGATTCGAATGTCATTGGATTTCCAACACCCAAACCCCAATAGTGAATACAAGCGCACA